TGTATTTGCCCACGGTGGCTACTGCGTCATATTTCTTTTTCATAAAATTGGTGAGCGTTTTTTGGGATGCGCTCGCCCCCTTTGCTCCTGCTCATCGTTTTCCTTGGATGAGCGCGGAAATTGTTTATGGTTGGTCCAGGTTCACTCCGTCTATCCAGAATGTCGAAGGAGTTCCTGTTTGAGTTGTGCCAAGGCACATCAGGATTTCAAACAACTGTCCTGGGTGCAGGGCTGCTAGGCGTAATGACTCCAAATGAGCGGAATAAAGCGATTCATGCCGTGTGCTTGGCGGGTGTCCACTTGATTTGAATACGTAGTAGTATGGTTTCATATATTTTTGTTTGTTTTTATGAGATGTTTTATTAAATTTACCAAGGTTTTTCTGAGAACATTGGTGATGGACTTCCACATTTTGGGGTTATTCTTCCTGTTAATTCATCAAACCAATATGATGTTTGAGGCCATTTACCAGTAGCTCTTTGTTTTCTTACGATCATCTTTCCACATGGAGTGCTTTCAAAGAACTGATTGATTTCTGAAGGGCTGAAACCAGCTTCTTCTTTTTCTTCCATAAGTTCAGCTTTTGAGCGATCTCTCCATACAGTAATGATATTATTAGCCATATCAGCAATTTCAGAGGCTCCTCGGATTTCTGATAGCTGAGCGGGTGGTGCTTGTTTTCCATTTGGATCTGTTGGTAGCTTTCTTGGGTGAGCAACCAAATGAAGATGGACTGGATATTTTGAAACAAATACACGAAACAAGTCGCAAGCTTCTGCTTGAGCAGTGTTATCGCTACGATCAATAGCTAATGTCATCATGTTGTCTACAATCATTGTATCCACTCCATATCGTTTATGTGCATGAATAAAAGTGCTTATTACGTGCTTAGGATCGGCTCGCTCCATGCTTTTATACATGAATACATGCTTACTTAAATACTCATAAGCTTTTTCAAACTCATCGGTATAAGGAAGATTTGGATATGATGCCAGCATTTTGAGAATTTGACCAAAAGTTATTTCTGATGGTTGTTCAAATGATGCAACACAACACATTTTACCTCTAGCTGCTAGTGAGGCTACTTGATTTGCAACCGCAGTAGATTTACCTTCTCCTGTTCCACCAAACCATAATGTTGTTTCGTGTGGCCTGAAGCTCAACTTGAAATCAGGAATGAAAAAAGCATCTCCATCACTTAGATGGTCTCCTTTTAGATAGGATTTTACTTTTTCTATCATTGATGATGGATTGACAATCTCCGCAATGGGTTCAGGAGTTGTATTTTCAATGATTGATCCAATCTCTTTGCCTCTGTTGGCTCTGAGCATGTCGTTCGCGTCTTTAAGTGGCAGTGTCACAATAAGGCAGCGTTCTTGACCAAGCCTTGCTGCTGCATCTATAGCTGCTTTTTTACCTACTAGATCATTGTCAAAGAGCAATACGATCTCATCAAAATGTGACAGGAACTGATAGTCTTCTGTAATCCATTGTGTATTAGAACATCCCATTGGGATACTAACTGCTGGAATATTCATTTCCCAGCAAGCCATTGCATCCCATTCTCCTTCAGTGATTACTAACTTTTGAATACCAGTGTCAGGGTCACAAACATCCTTGCCAAACAAAGACATGATTGGATCAGAACTTGTCCACGTATCTTTTTTACCATCTGGTTTTAGTGTAAGTCCCCAATGCTTAATCATACCAAGCCTTCCATAAGCATCATAGTAAGGGAATGAGATTTTGCCTTGTGCATCTGTGCCTACTCCATATTTGCGTAAAGTTTCCTCACTAATCCCACGATTTTTTGCATATTCAATGCAAGCAGGAGAAAGATCACGAATGTCTTTAGCTAGTTTTTCTGGATCTTTTGATTTGCTTACGCTGCCAAACGATTGAATGGGTTTTACATTTAGGAAGTTAGCAAGCCATTGAAGTCCTTCTTTGAAAGACAATGATTTGTTTAGTGATACAAGTCTCCAAGCTTTACCTTTTTCTCCTGTAGCAAAATCTAAAAAGTAACCGGCATTGTTAGGGCGTGTGCTAATAAGCATTGAGTCACCTTTTTCGCCGTTTATACTACCAATGCGATATCCTTGGCTTTCTCTTTTGGCATTTGGATAAAGCGTTAAAACGAATTCATCTATTTTACTAGCTAGTGCGCTTTTGATTTCTTCTAAGTCGTAGAAGCGACTTTCTTGTTCATTCATGTGTTGAGTTATTGATTTGTTGAATTTTCTCGCCTATAGTAATCATTGACTCAGCGAGTGTAGGATTACCTGTTATTGATGAATGTGTGGCAATTACATTCATTATGATGTTTACTCCATAGCTTTCAGCTATAGCCATAGAAACAATGAAATCTCTTACGCTTTTATTTAAAATCTCTACGATTTCATGATCTGGCTTATTGATTGTTTTTTCTATTCGTGCTCTGATTTGTGGAGCCATCACTAAAGCTATAGCAATTTCATTTTGTATAGCTTGAGTGAATTGAGTCATTCCAAACATCATTTCCTCGAAGCTTTCATTTTCATTAAGCTCTTGAAGGTGTTCTGACATTTTGAATTAAGCTTTGCTCTTTTTGATTTCTACGGGTTCTCCGTTGTTTGCTCTTGCTGTCCAGTTTTTTAAGTCGATTACAATTTTGCCTTGTGGAATGGATGATACGGTTCCGCTAATGCGCTTCCAACCTTCATCAAAAACAAGGTAAGTTACTTTGTTTGATTTGTGCGCTAGGATAAGGTCTTCTGCTTGTTGTTTGCTTCGGATGTTTTTAATCACCTGATCGTCTCCCATAGTTTTAACGATGCAAGCTAGGTGGCGAATTGGTTTTGGTCCAAGTTTGAACACTTCTGCTTTGTGAAGAATCAGATGTTTTGATTCATCTGGAATCTTTTGATGGAACGCTTCTTTATGGGATGAGAATGACAGCTTGTAACGCTTTTTCTTGAATGCACGATAAACGCTAACGGTTGTCCAGATAGTATTCAAGGATTTATCTGTGGTTTCTGCTACTTGTCCTACTTCGAAGTTTTCTCCATGCAGATTTTCAAGTTCATCAATGATTGATCCAAGCATCCATGAGGTTTTATCTTCCATCTTAGGAGCTAGGCTACGTAGCTTCAGAACGTTTGCAACTACTTCGTAGGATTCAATAAGCGAAGGCGGGGAGTTTTTGTTGATTGTGCAAACTCCATCTTCAGTAATAATGAAACTACCAGTTTTAGTTTCTGACATAGCTTGCATCAAAGAAATTGCAGCGTGTTCAACGATGTCGTCCTCTTCGCTCACTGGGAGGGGTTCTATGGCTTCTGTTTGTTCTGTGAGACTATCCACTTGTGGCTCTTCATTGGCTTCATTAGGGCGTGTTTCTGGCTCAAGGGAGATGGCATCTACCATTTGTCCAATGCGCTCTCTAATTGTTCCTGTGAATGATGCCCAATTTGGGAATCCATCTTCTCTCATTTGTTCAATGACTTCGGCTACGGTGTCGTAAGGAATGCGGAATCTTCCTGAAATGTCGGAAAAATCTTCTTCTGTAACGGGGCAATTTTGGTAATATAGTGTTTTGTTCATTTGTTATTTAGGTGAGAATGGAAATGGTCAATAGTGTATTGACCAGTTTGTTTAGTTGTTGATTTCATAATGGGTGATTACAAAGTCCTCACCTGTCTCTTTGCCAAGTGACTCAGCGATTGCGGACTCGGTTAACCCGTAGAAGAAGATGTTGTCGTCATCCTCTTCGATGTCATTGGATTGGGATATGACATATCCCTCGAACTTGGTCCAGTCATCTACCCAGTAGCCATCTACGATGATGTGAGGGAGGCGGGTAATGGTGTGGCTCATGCGTTTAGTCAAGGCTAAAAGAATTTTGCTTCTGGGGGTTCATCAACTTTATAGGAATCGCAATACCCAAATTCTTCGGTAATGTCTTCTGACTTGTTTGCATAGTCCAATATTAAATCTGCAATTCTTTTTTGCAGTCCAGCAATTAATTGGATTGCTGGGACATCTTCAGGGAGCTCCCAAGGTCCTTCGACCGTGAAAGCTATGTCGAACATGAAGTTAGTTTTCATTTCTTAGTTTAGTGGCGAGTCACCTTCAGCCCATGCTTGAAAGAATGTGATTTTGTCTCTAATCTTCATTAAAGAATTAATCAACGTGCAGATTGCTTCTTTTGAGGCTTTAGCTTCCCTTAGGCACAATTCTTCATTGTTATTATAATCGCCAGCTATATACGCATTGTGAAGACTTTTGGTAATGAACGACAAGTCATGAATTAGATCATATCCATCAAGTCGCGCTTCTATAAGAAGATCAGCAGATGGGAATCCTTTTTTTTTCTCCATAATTTAAGCGGTTAGCATTTCTTCAGTGAGGAGTTTTTCACCATGCTTTACATGGCGTGTCCAGTCTTTCTCTAGTCCAGTAATAGCGAGTGTTTTTACTTGAGCCGATGTTCCCCACTCAGAGGAATAGTATTGAGAGCCATTTCCTTTACGATTAGAAGATTCATGGCTATGGAACTCTGTAAGGGCTGAGAATGCGTCAAGGCGTGTGCGTCCTACGTTTCCGCGTCCACCATTAAATAACTCCATCATTCTTGCTCCTTTTTGCTTGAGTCCGTTGGAGAGATTTTCAGTATTCCGTCCTTCGATACCAGTAAGCCATGCGCGAGCTTCGTCTGGTGAACATACTGTGCGATCAGCTTCACTCAAGACTTCTTGGTAAACTTTACTGGTTCCCATGAAGTTTTTCATGGCTAAAACAAGCCGTTCGATGTTTACATCAAGGTTGATTGTGTGCTTAACTTTACCGATGGTCTGTCCGGTTTGCATGGATGCTGCGAACGTATTGGCGCAAACTACGCAGATATTTGTGTAGCGGGCTTGGAAGCTGGTGCTTTTGTCGTAGGAGTCAATTACTGTGATAAAGTCGTTGAACTCGCGATCACCGATCTTGAACCCATCTGTTACTTTAAGGGAGGCAAATAGCTTGCAGCGGTTGTCTACCGTGCCAGCGGAAGCAATCTCGAACGGAATTTCTTCCATTCCTTTAGCAATGACGTTCCAGAACGTCTCTACCGTAGAGGGGTGGTAGCTGCTACCATACGGCTCCCCGATTGGGAGAAAGTCGTCATTAGCAATGAGTTGTTTGAACTCAGGGGATTCGATCATCACGTCCTGATAAAAGTCAGGAATGGTGTCGTGTGGCTTTTGCACTTTGTAGTAGATAGGGCTTTCTACCACGTCGAATGGCATGGAGTTTTCTCTTGTTACCGTATCTACGATGGTAGTTAGTCCGTGCCAAGCTTGCGTTGATGCTGCTTGGATGTCGCGTTCAGTTATGTTGTGGCTCATTGTCGTTTGTTTTTTTCTTGGTTGTTGTTGTTATTGAGAGTGTTTGTTTTTTAGTTGTTTTCCTATTTCTGGATCATCTAGCATGACCACAGCTTCTAGGATAGAGTAAATTCCTGCTCTGGCCACTTGCCAGTAAGGTTCGCCTAAGCGTTGCGTGATGGGTTCGTAGATGCTCCAAACTTCTTGATATGCTCGGAACAAAGCGTGTGCTTCCGAAGATAAATGATTGGGAAGATGTAGTTTATTCATAAATACCTCCAGCCCGAAGGGCTCTATGAAAGCAGCTTGTTGAACTGTCTTCCGATACGTTCTTGTGCTGTTATTTCGCCGTGGCACTTTTTGCAGACAATACGGAATCCTTCTGCTGGACAAAATAATCTTTCAATGAACTTATCCCACGAAATAAATCCTTCTGATCCTACAACCGGAACGATATGGTCAGCATGGACACTATTTTGCGAAAATAAATCTCCGCAAACAGAACATTTGTGTAGCTTGCATTTGCGCCCTGTGGCGGGGTTGATCCCGTGTTCGACAAAGGCAAGTCCAATAGCTCGATACTTTTCAGGCCATCTTGCTCCTCGAAGAGCGCTTTTGATGAAGCTGGTAAATCTTGCTTGCGTCCATTCTCCATTGCAGTAAGGACGAGCAATGTTGGTTCTTTTTTTTGTCGATTTTTTAGCCATGACTAAAATTAGTTATCTTCAGAGACTGCAGTTGTTATTTAGAAGCTGCCGAATTCGTGATGCGGGTAAAGCTCATGAAGTTTCGCTTGAAGTTTATTTCGCAGGATGTAATACTCATCAATAAGAGGAGATGTTTGTCCAGTGATTTCTTTTT